AGGCAGCAGAGAGGGCTATGAGAGAGAACACCGAGGAGACGGCACGGCTACACGCTGAATGGGAAGAGAACAAAGTAATTGAGGAATGCGCTCCTATAGTAGGAGGCTGTCTACAGGGGATAGGTGATGCCTTTGTGATGGAATTGAGGAGCAGAAGGCGCTAAGGAGGAACGGTCAGATGTCTGCTAGACCGAAGGTGCTGCCAGCGGCAGCAGCCTTCTGATCTTCCTTACGTCAGATCCGAAAAAAAAAAATTAGAGGGGTATGGCCTAAAGGCCTCGTCGTCAGATTTAAGCCGGCACCCTCCCATAGAACATGGTACTCATAGCGAGGGAGACCTCTTGGAGGCCAAAGGCAGAATGAAAGAGGAGCATATAGAGTTGCTGATGAGGCTCTATGGCGTGACGGTCCATATTCTTCCAGGTACGAAGGGCGCCCCCTGGGAAGTCACCGACTCCCCTTTGGATGGTACGCTTCCATGGGATATTGAAGGTATGAGAGGCCATTGTATCTTTGAGGCTCGTTGTCTGTGCGGCATCAGCGACGTTCCCTTCGCCTGGTAAAGGAGCAGCCGCTACGCCCGTTGTAGCGTAGTTGCCGATCCGCCCTTTACGGTGAGCATGGATCTTATAGACGGCTTTGTTAAGGACGGTCTGTGAGAGGCCAGCGAGGACGCCGACCTCGGTCCTTTGGAAGTCTTCCCCTTCTATCATATTGGCCAGGTTGTTGGTACGTGAAAGGGTGGCCTTTGCTGTAGCACGAGGGAGAGAGACCATGAAGACGTCGTACTGGATAGGACCGACGATGGTCTCTGTAGGGTCTATCTCTTTGACACTGCTCTCTACTTGAAGTTGAATACGGTGGATGATTCGGGACGTAAGGATCCGGTCCCCGTCCTCTACGGTGGAGTTGGTAGTGAAGATCCCTTCCCAGTCCTTAGGGATGACCATAGGGTAGGCAGCATAGACGGAGGCGTCATCTGTGAATTCGCTCATCTTGTACTGTACAGGACGATAGAGGTCCTTTGTAATCTTGGCTATGGCCCTTGTGTTACGGGCTACTCGCTTGGACCTACCTTTTGCGGTCTTGGCTCGTGAGCGTTTGGAATACTTTCTCTTCTTGTAGTTTCTGTAAGGGGGCATTTACAAATACTTATTGAAATCCTTTTAAGTACTTTTTGAATAACTTATTGGATATGGATACGGATACGGATACGGATACGGATATGGATACGGATACGGAGACATTAAATGTCTCCAGATTTTGACTTAAAGACAGCATGACATACTGTATCATATGAGCAGTGCCGATAGTTCCAACAGTTCCGGAGGAGAGGGTAATACTAAACCTCTCCCTAAGCAAATCAGCCCTTCTAAGAAATGGTGCTTCACCCTTAACAACCCTTCAGAGGAAGAGAAGAGTTCCATATGTTCCATAGTTCCACAGTTCTGCTCTCGCGCCATGATAGGCGAGGAGGTAGGAGAGGAGGGGACCCCCCATCTGCAGGGCTTCGTTGAATTTAAGACAAAGAAAAGACCAATGAGCGTCTTCTCTAACAAAAGGATCCACTGGGAGAGGATGAAAGGAACGATACAGGAGAACGTGATCTACTGCTCGAAGGAGGGGGCTGTCTTACTGGCCGTTGGCTGTAAGGCCCCCGAGAAGGTGAGGACCATCACAGATTTTAGACCCTGGCAGGCAGAAGTAATTGAAAGTATCCGAGGAGAGCCAGACGACCGAACGATCCATTGGATCTGGGATACGGAGGGGAACGTAGGGAAGACGGCCCTGGCCAAGTATCTGGCAGTACATAGGGAGGCCCTGGTACTGAGCGGCAAGAGTGCTGACATCTTCTATGGACTGATGGCCTTCAAGGAGAAGAAGGGGTACTTCCCTGAGGTGGTCATCTATGACGTACCAAGGACGGCTGAGAACTTCGTGAATTACGGAGCCTTAGAGCAGGTAAAGAACGGGCTGTTCTTCTCTTCTAAGTATGAGAGCGAGATGGCGGTCTTCAACCCCCCTCACGTGGTCTGCTTTGCGAATTTCAAACCAAAGGAGGATGCTATGAGCGCTGACAGGTGGAAGGTGAGATGCTTAGACTGCTACGAGGTAGAAGAAGTCAAAGAGGAAGAAAGGGAGATTCAGGAGGCAGCAGAGAGGGCTATGAGAGAGAACACCGAGGAGACGGCACGGCTACACGCTGAATGGGAAGAGAACAAAGTAATTGAGGAATGCGCTCCTAT